TCTGCATTTGTGGACGAAGCACAGCAGCAGGCGCAGCAGAACGCGGCGAGGTTTACGGCTCCGAGAGGGCAGCAGACACCGCCCGGAAGCATGACAAAGGCAGATATTATGGCGATTAAGGACCCGTCAGAGAGGCAGGCCAAGATTGCCGAGAATATCTCATTATTCAGGAAAGGATAACAAATTATGGCAGTAATTGAAAATACAACTACCACAGCCCAAATTAAACTTGAGGCGAAGGAAGTTGATTTTATTACCCGGTTTGAACAGAATTGGGACGCACTCCGGGAAATTATGGGAATCATGCGTCCAATCAGAAAACAGCCCGGAACAAAGCTGGTTTCCAGCAAGGCAACTGTGGAATTGCAGGACGGAAACGTACCGGAAGGTGATGAGGTTCCGTTATCCCAGGCGACCGTTACTCCTGTAGCTTACGAGGATTTGGAGCTTGAAAAATTCCGTAAGAGGGTGACGGCAGAGGCCGTGGCGAAGTATGGCGCTCCGATTGCTGTACAGAAAACGGATGATGCCTTTCTTGTGGAGCTTCAGAACAAGGTCCTTGACCGGTTCTATACCTTTGCACAGACCGGGACCCTGACCGGCTCCTATGCAACTTTCCAGATGGCCGTGTCTATGGCGGTCACTCTGGTAAAGGACAAATTTAAGAAAATGCGCCGGGATTATACCAATATCGTTGTGTTTGTAAATACGATTGACGTTGGCAAATATCTGGGAGCGGCAGAGATTACCATTCAGACGCAGAATGGAATCGAATACTTCAAGAATTTTCTTGGAGCTACTACGGTTGTCATCTCGTCTGAAATCCCGGAGGGCACCGTCCTGGCAATTCCGGCAGATAACATCGTTCTCTACTACATTGACCCCGGAGACGCAGATTTTGAAGAACTGGGATTAAGCTATACCACAGGCAACGGTGAAACCAATCTGATCGGAATCCACAAGGAAGGCGTATATGGCCGTGTCAGCGGAGATACTCACGCACTCATGGGAATGAAGCTGTTTGCGGAGTTCATTGACGCAATCGCCAACATCAAGATCAGCGCTGCCTCCGGTGCCTCTCTGGGGGAATAACCCCCGCTGCGCTGTCCTCTGGTGACAGCGGGACAAAAGTAAAGAGGACAAGACGGAAGGCGGTGGAGTAGTGGCTTATACAGATTATGAGTTTTACAAAAACCGGTATTTTGGAACCATGGTGCCAGAGGCCGACTTCCCACGCCTCTCTGAACGGGCCAGCGACTTTTTAGATATCATAACCTTTGACAGGCTTGTGGACGGCCTGCCGACAAATGAGCGGGCCGCCACAAAGGTGCAAAAAGCCGTGTGTGCTGTGGCAGAGGCACTGTATCAGATAGGGCTGGCAGAACATCAGGCCCTGTCTGCCGCCGCTGGCACATCCACGCAAACCGGAGTCATGGCTGGGACAAGCGGCATTATCACATCTAAGTCGTCCGGCTCCGAATCCATCTCTTACGCTTCCCCGTCGGAACTGGCCGGGAGTGCAAAGGAATGGTCAGCAGTGTATGCGGCAGCTGGGGATGCCAGGAAAACAAATAAAGTGCTGACGGGCGCGGCATTACCGTATCTGTCAGGCGTGACAGACGATAAGGGGGTGTGTTTGCTGTATGCAGGTATTTAAGTTGTTCAAAATACTTTTTTGCAAGCACAGGAAAACCACATATCTCCGCTCATACCTGGACAACTGTGGAGAAAACAGATACATAACCAGGCACGTCTGGAAATGCCAGGAGTGCGGGAAAGAGATTATTGGAGGTAAATAATATGAATTTTGGTGAAGCATTAGAAGCTATCAAGCACGGCAAGAAAGCAAAGCGCAAAGGCTGGAACGGCAAAGACCAGTATGTTGTTTTGGCATACATGCAGATGTGTATCACATCGTCCGGCACCTCAATCAGTGAACCTGAGCATACCGAAATCGGCAGCAAATTCCTGATGTTTGTCGGTACATCTGGTTATCAGTGTGGCTGGCTGGCTTCTCAGGCTGATATGCTGGCAGAGGATTGGGAGGTATTTGAATGATGGATTTCGGAATCACAGGCATTGCGGCAATCACCGTCCTCTGTTTCCTGGCCGCACAGGGCGCAAAGGCCACGGCAATCGACAACAAGTGGCTCCCGGTGATCTGCGGCGGCTTAGGTGGCGTTCTGGGCATCGTCGGTATGCGTATCATGCCGGACTTCCCGGCACAGGATATTATCACGGCTGCTGCTGTAGGTGTAGTCTCCGGCTTTGCGGCTACGGGAGTGCATCAGGCGTATAAACAGATTAAGGGAGCAAGGATATGATAAAAGCAATTACAGCAGAAATGGGAGATAAATGCCGGGTCAGTGCAGATAAACTGCATGAGGTGTTACTGCAGCTCCCAGCGGAAAAGTATCTGGAATTGTATCACAAAATGCAGTTCCATGTGACGGGATATGCACCGCTTGGGTGTTGTGTGCCTAATGGTGGGTGTTCGGTGTAACCCATGTATGGGGCCAAAATCACCGTCTTTAATCTGTATGAGTCCTCCACGGCGGCTATCTGGTATCCTCACATACTCACCGGAGTTGACCTGAACACGGACAAGGGCCAGATACTGAAAAAATACGGCCCGGATAGCACGGACAATGCACAGTTACATATTACTTATGCGGAGATGGACGGGCAGAAAGTTATCGTCAACGGCCTGACCGGAGAACCGGCCCTAAACACCATGGGAGAACCGCTTCCCTGGCTCCCGCCGAAAGCCTGGAAACGGCAGGTAAACGACCTTCTGGACGATACTATAACCTTCGCTTCTGGAGACTTTTTCTGGGACGGAGAGTGGACGCAGGGGCCGGTCAACGATGAAGATTACCGTGGAGGGTTTTACGCCTACATAAATAATCTGCATGACTTTGTGTATCGGATTACCTCTGTGGGCGGACCGTATTCTGTCATACCGCATTTTGAGATTTTGGGGGCTTAGTATGGCACAGAAAACTATCCATTTCAAAAAGTATACCATCATCAAAAATGGCGTGACCATCAAGCTGGATTTGAGTCGGTTTGAGAAACAGTTTGTTCAGGCTCAATATCAGCTTGACGGACAGGTTATGAGCAGTATGGTGCCGTTTATGCCGCATCTCAATGGGGTGTTTATACAGGTCACAAGGGCGGCGAGTGCAGCAGTACAGGGCAGCGGCCAAGTGTATGCGGCATTTGGCCCGCAGGGCCGGTATTTGTATGAGGGAAAGGTCATGGTGGATGAAGAAACCGGCTCCGCCTGGGCGAGAAAAGGAGCAAAGAAAGTTCTGACCAACCGTCCCCTCCGCTATACCAAGACGCATAACCCAGAGGTAACCGATCACTGGTTCGACGCCGCAAAGAAAAAAGACGGAAAGAGGTGGGTGGCCAATGTCAAACGGACTGCGGGCGGTGGTAAACGCAGCTAATCAGCCCATAAGGGTTACGGCTGACGAAGGATATAAAACTGTCCGGGATGCCATAAAGGTGCTTTTAAATCAGTATCCCGGTCTATACCCGGACGAAAAGATACTGTTTGAAACCCTTGACGCCGACGAAGGGATTATCTTTTCAGACAACAGTGGAGCGCTGGTCTACTCCGAAAAGAAGTATATTACCGACATCGTTCACCAGGAATGTCAGTATCCGTTTTTTGTTGTTTACCGCAGCATGACCACGAAGGAACGCCTGAAACTGTCTATACAGACGTTTCTGGACACCTTGGGCCGGTGGATGTGTCAGGAGCCGGTGGAAATTGATGGAAGCAGTGTAAGGCTATCAGAGTTCCCCAAACTTTCCCAGGGAAGAGAAATCAAACGAATCACAAGGGAAAATTCCTACGGCCGTGACCCACGTGAGGACGGGGCGCAGGACTGGGTTTTACCCGTAACCGTGGAGTATACAAACGAATTTGAACTATAGAGCCAGACGCATAGACGCAGTGCCAGAATTCTCAAAAAGGATTCTGGCCTATTTTTTTTGAAAGGAAAAGACAATGAAATTAACGAGAGGTGCATACCGCACATTTCTGGACTCTACCTTTGGCGGCACAGGCGGACCGGAATGGTGGAGAATCGGTAAGGACATGGAGGAAATGTCTGTTGAAATGAACAACGACGTTTCCAGTACAAAAAACATCTGGGATGAGGTATCCGCACAGGACAACGGCAGTGAACCCTCTATTGAAGCAGATCCATATTATGCGAATCCTGATGATTCTATTTACCCCAAACTTAGGGATATCGCCATGAAACGTCTTAAGGGTGACGCCTGCAAGACCAAAATCCTGGAGGTTATCGTGGAGGATACAGAGGCCACAAACCATAAAGCCTGGATGGAAGATGTGATTGTTAAGGTATCTTCCTACGGCGGCGATACAGCCGGCTTTGATATGCCGTTTAGCATCGCCTTTGGTGGTAACCGCAAAGAGGGATATGTGACAATTACAGACGGGGAGCCAGTGTTTAAAGAGGGAGAAATCCCGGCATCTTTGAGCGAGTAGGAGGGCAGATATGAGCAATGTTATTCAGATTGACGACGGCAGCGAGGTCTTTGACATCGTGAATAAGAGAGGGGAGAAACTGGGGCAGTTTGTCTTTATCCCTTCCGACTTCGACCTCGTTAAGCGCTACGAAGAGACCGTGAAAGCGTTTGAGACCATGCAGGAGGAGTTAAAGGCCAAAGACGATGCCGGCCTTGACTTCATAAGAGAGTTGGATGAGCGGATGGGGAAACAGGTGGATTATCTTTTCAACGCCCCTGTGTCAGAATCGTTTTTCTCCATCACCAGCCCCTTCACCATCTTAAACAGTGGGCAGTTCTTTGTAGAGAGTGTTATCAACGCCATTCGGGAAATTATCGAAGAAAAGCGCAATGTAAAGCTGGAAGCGGTCAAGAGTCAAATCGAAAAGTACACAGCCAAGTATAAGGCTGGCCCCGGTGGTCACTTGACCCCGGTAAAATAATGCTTCCCTGGAATCTCCCGGTGGCCTTGGAGGTTGCCGGGATAGAACACCCAATCCTTACAGACTTCCGGGCAGTGCTTGACATCCTGGCGGCATACAACGACCCCTTGCTGCCGGACTGGGCAAGGATGAATGTCATGATTGAGATTTTGTATGTCGACCCCATCCCTCCGGAGCACCTGCAGGAAGCAATTGAAAAGGCCAAGTGGTTCGTCGACTGCGGCCAGGAGTACACCGGGATGCCAAAGCCCCGCACCATGGACTGGGAGCAGGATGCCGCCATCATCTTTCCAGCAGTCAATAAAATTGCCGGGTATGAGGTCAGGAACCCGAAAGCCTATACTCATTGGTGGACGTTTATGGGGTGCTTTTATGAGATTGAGGGCGGTCTGTTTTCCCAGGTGCTTGCTATCCGGCAAAAGAGAGCCAAAGGCAAGAAACTAGAGAAGTGGGAAGAGGAGTTTGAACGGGAAAACCGGGATATTGTGAGACTTAAAGCTAAGTTGTCAGATGATGAAAAGGATTTGCGCAGGCGTGAACAAGAGGCAGTTGACGCCTTGTTTAAGTAAGGTGGTGGTGAAATGCCGGCAGATGGTACGGTCCTTATTGATACGGAGATAGATACGGACGGCATGAAACCGGGCGCCAAAGAAGTGGAAGATGCCGTCAGGCGCATGGCTGGAGAGATTGATGATTTGGGCAAGAAGGCAGAGATTGCCCTGCAGAAACAAGTGGCAGCATTCGCAAAGGCCAACAATGCATTTCAGGTACAACAAAAGAGGGTTGAAGACCTTAAAAGAAAAATTGAGGATTATGGGAATACGAAGATTCCGACAGAAGAATACAAAGAGATTCAAAAGGCAATAACTGATACTCAGATAAAAATATCAGCATTGAAAAATAGGCAGGAAAAGTTTCTGGAAACAGGAGGAAATGTCAAAAGCAATACCTATCAGAGGATGCAGTACGACCTTGAAGATTTAAGAAATACCCTTAAATTTGCAAAGGCAGACATGGAGGAATTAAAAAGTTCCGGGGCAGATTTTACCCTCGGAAAAGACACCGACCAATACTCCGCCATGACAGATAAGTATGTTGCGGAGACCCAGAAATTACTCAACATGAATGAGAATTTGGGTGCATCTTACTCCCGGATAAAGAATGAGTTTACAGAGTATCAGAGACGGTTAAACGGCGTTGATTCTGCCCAGAAGAAAGCTGAAAAGAGCGGAAAGAAGTTCAACAGAGCTTTAAAGGATACTCAAAAATCTTCTAAAGGAGCCGGGATTAATCTGAAAAGAATGATTTTATATGGCCTTGGAGTAGAAAGTCTGTTTACCCTTTTTAATCGACTGCGTGGAAGTTTAAAAGAGGGTATGGATAATCTTTCCCAATATTCGAACGAAACCAATGCCGCCCTGTCCCTTCTTATGTCCAGTTTGACGCGATTAAAGAACTCATTTGCAACAGCATTTTCTCCAATTTTGGAATTTGTGGCTCCGGTACTTTCAGAGTTTATGAACCTGTTATCAGAAGCAGCGACGAGAGTAAGTGAATTGTTTTCAGCGTTGATGGGAAAAGATACGTTTACCAAAGCGGTGAAGGTTCAGCAAGATTATGCGGACAACTTAAACAGCACAGCAAAAAATACAAAAAAAGCAGCAAATGAGACGAAAAAAGCGCTGGCTCCATTTGATGATTTGCGTCAGATTCAATTTCAGGAAACAAAAGAGTCAGAAGAAAATAAAGAATTGTCTCCTGGGGAAATGTTTGAAACTGAAAAAGTATCAGATAATGCAAAGGCTATAGCTGATAATTTTAAGTCCATGATTGATTCAATGAAGGATAAAGCCAAGGAACTCAAAGATATGTTTATGACAGGGTTCTGGGATGGCCTTGGCAATTACAAACCTCTTTTGGAAGAGTTGAAATCCGACCTTGCAAAGATAGGTGGATATCTGAAAGATATTTTTACAGATGCAAATGTCCAGGCTGCGGCAAAACGGTTTGTTGATTCTTTCGTTTATATGGTCGGCACTTTCTTGGGAATGATCACAAGCCTTGGTTTAACTATGGCCACTAACATTGTAGGCGGGATAGAGTCTTACCTTTCTGGAAATGTGGAACGGATTAAGGCGTGGATTATCCGTATGTTTGATGTGGGTACGGAAATAAATACCATATTCAGCAACTTTTTTATTGCCTTTGCTGATGTGTTTTCAGTGTTTGCTTCCCAGACGGCGCAGGACATCACAGGGTCAATAATCCAAATCTTTGCCGATGTGTTTGGTGGCATCCTGGAATTGACGCTGAAATTTACCAGGGATTTACTTAATATAATGCTCGCTCCATTCGTGGAGAATAAAGATAAGATCAAAGAAGCGCTCATGCAAACCTTGGAGCCTATAAAGGTAGCTATAGAAGGGATTGCATCAGCTGTAAGAAATGCAGTTGATAAGATAGTCGCTCTTTATGATGATCATATTCATCCGTTTTTTGAGTCGATTAAGGATGGTCTTAGTGAGCTACTTGGGAAGGTCCTGGATGCCTATACAGACCATATTGCCCCCATCCTGGATAAATTGGCCGCAAAGTTTAAAGAGGTCATGGAGGGGCCTGTGGGGGATGCCATAAACAGTGCAGTAGAGTTCATTGGGAAACTTGTGGATGCAGTAAAAATGCTTTGGGAAAATGTTTTGGTTCCATTTATCGGCTGGCTGATTGAAAATATCGCTCCTGTGATCGCTCCCATATTGGAGTCAGTTGGGGAGATTGTTTTAAACACAGTGGAACTGATAGCGAAGGCTATAGAAACCATATTTGATGTGCTAAGCGGCTTGATAGATTTTATTGTCGGAGTCTTTACGCTGGATTGGTCTAAGGCGTTAAATGGAATTGCGGAAATTTTTACCGCTGTCTTTGAACTGATTGATAAATGGGTTGAAACAAGTATTAAAAATATCAAAAGCGCAATAAGTGGCCTGATTGATTCTGTAAAATCTGCTGTTGAAGCTGTAAAGAATCTGTTTGCCAGTGCCGATCAGAAGTCCTATAGTTCCAGCAGCCCGAAGGGTGATATTTCTCACAAGAGATCATACCAGGCAGTAACCCCAATGGCCGTCTACACCGCCATCCCATACAATCCTCCCATGCTTGCCACAGGAACCGTGGTGCCGCCAAGAGCCGGAATCTCATACTTCGGAATCGGTGACAACAATAAGGAACCAGAAGTAGTTTCTCCTCTGTCTACTATGGTGGAAGCGTTCAAGCAGGCAATGGCGGAGACTGGCCTTAACGGAACCCGGCCGATTAATATTGAGATGCAGGTAAAAGGCCAGACCTTTGCAAGACTGGTATATCAGATGAACAACGAAGAGCAGCAGCGTGTAGGTGTAAGGATGGTGACGCAGAATGGATAGAACCGGAAACGGAGTTTTTACAATTGATGGCGTATCCCTCCGGCTGTGGGTGACGGGGCTAAAGCGAAAGTTTGAGGTCCTGGACACCCAGAACTCCGGCCGGCTGCAGAGCTACCGCATGCACCGGGACATAGCCGGAACGTTTTACAACTACACCATTGAGATCGATCCGGATAAAAGCAAGAGGGCGGACTATGATACCTTTTACGAAATCATATCCGCCCCGGTGGGAAGTCACACCATGGTCTTCCCCTACGCACAGGAAACCCTGGAATTCGAAGCTTATGTGACCAACGGCGAAGACAACCTTCGCATGGAGGAAACCGATACTGGTCACATTAACAAGTGGGATGGTCTGTCTCTCAACTTTATCGCAATGGAGCCAAAAAGGAGGCCGTAAATGTTTTTTAAATTGGAACCATCTATGAAAAAATCACGGTCCTCCAGGCAGAACACAGAGGGAGTCAAAATTGTCTATGATGATGTGGCCCCCTACGCCAAGGAAAACAGCCACCCGCAGATCACAAAGCTTGGGCTGCGGCCAAAGAAAAAGCTGTATCCTCATAAAGGACTGTATCCCAGCAAGACCATCATAGGAAAAGAGTTGCCTGACCTAAGGCGGGATGATCTGACTTATCCAGGCTATGCGCTATGTTATCCAAGGTTTTCGTTGCTTAATGGTCGATATATCAACTTCCCAGACAACCCACAAGACTATGGTTTTGTAAGCGAAGAGTGGACAGACGAAAACGGGGATTTTGCTTACACATATATAAGACAGGGCCTTAATCCTCATGCTGGACTGTATCCCCGTATTTTCCTTTTCCCACACAAAAAAACAGAGATTTACATGGGATATCCGTCCATTACTGTCGCATTCAACTCCAAGTTTACGAGTGTTGGCATCCTGCTTACCTTCAATATGCTTTCTGGTGATTACTGTACAGACTTAAACATCCAGTGGTATGCAGATGGAGAGTTGCTTTCCAGTATGGATTTTCAGCCGGATGATGTGCGGTATTTTTGCAATAACTATGTGCATCTGTATGACAAGATTTTGATTACCTTCAAAAAGACCTCAAAGCCATACCGGCCTGCCTTTTTAACCAGAATTGATTATGGTATCTATCGGGACTTTTTGGACGATGAACTTTTGCAAACAGATTGTTTACAGGAAATCAATGCCATATCGGAGACTATCAGCATCAACACACTGTCCTTTACGGTCCGTACCCGGTCGAACATTCCGTTTGACCTACAAAAAAAGCAACGCCTTGGCCTGTATTTTAACGGAGACCTGATAGGGAACTTTTACCTTAAAAACGGCTCCAGGAAGAACAAATCAGACTTTTACATGGATTCTCACGACGCTATCGGGGTGCTGGATGGCAATGAGTATGCCGGCGGGATTTATACTGGCCAGCTGGTGCCGGATGTTATCATGGAGATATTTGAGAGTGAGGACTTTGACTACAGAGTGGACGAAGCATACCAGGCCACACAGCTGCACGGATACATCCCATACACCACGAAGCGCAATGCTCTGCAGCAGATCGCTTTTGCAATCGGCGCTATCGTGGACACCAGTAATACAGAGAATGTGTCAATCTACCCACAACAGACGGAGGTAACGGGTCATTTTGACGAATTCAGCACCTTTGAGGGTATGACATTGGAACATACCGATATTGTAACAGGCATCCGGCTGACGGTGCATAGTTATCAGGAGTCTCAGGAAGAAAATGAGCTTTATAATGACACGCTTACTGGAATGGCTGAAATTGTGTTTTCAGAGCCTTATTACGGCCTTTCTGTTGATGGGGGTACAATTATAAGGCATGGTCATAATTACGCCGTTGTGAGCGGTTCTGGAGGCCCTGTGGTGCTAAAAGGAAAGAAGTATCATCATCTTACCAATCAGATTGTGAAAGAGAATCCTGATATCGTGTTTAATAAGAATATCAAGGAAGTGACGGACGCCACCCTCATACACTCCGGAAACGCCACACAGGCACTTGAACGGATATATGCATATTACCAGAGAGCGGAAAGCGTGGTAGGTGATGTACTGCTGCAGGAAAAGGTGATTGGTCAGGTGGTGGAAGCAGATACAGGATATGATGGAAAGAGAACGGGAACCTTGGAAAGTATTGACTATATGTTTTCCAGAAAAGAAATCAGGGCGGCGGTGAAGATACATGAGTAAGTACTTAGATGATTTGATATTTGACCGGACGGTAGAGGATATCCAAAAATTGACAGACAAAGCTTACATTGACTACAGCGATTTAAATCGTGTTGAGGCGGCTATCAGATGGGTGTCTCATACCCTCAACAAATATGGTTACCGAAACATGGTGCATACCAAGATATGGAAAATCAATGACTGGCGTACAGAGTCAGATATGCGGCGTCTTAAAAATAATCTTGAAGAAATCAAACGTGTATTTTTTATACCTGACGTTTCGCCGATGATGCCAGAGCGGATAACCTACACCTCAATCTATCAGGCTAACGCCATAGAAAAGATTATCCATGATGTGGGGAGAGTAGTTGAAAACATGTCCCCTGGGCAGCAGCATCTTGGTTTCAGGCTTGGGACCCGGGTGATAGGAAATAGGAGTGTGTGATAATGGCACTTAAGACAGATTATAAAGATGATTCCTATGAAGGTAAAAGGAAATATCTACTAATCGACAATGGTGATGGTATATACAGCCTTGATGATGTAACGGAATATAAAGTGATTGGAGATTTCTTTAACAGCTATGATATTAATGCGACAAATACAGCTGTAAACCAAAATACACAAGGTTTAATTTCCGAAAGAGAAGCTACCAATACACAAATATCAAATGAGCGCGACATTACCAACCAGAAGATTAGGGAATCCAATCAAAAAATCGACACATTGAACACGGATTTGACAAGAGTGCAAAATGTAACTTTTGCAGTTGGCCGATGGAGTTCGTCTGCTCCTTATACCCAGCAAATATCAGTTTCAGGTATGAAAGAAACAGATAATCCAGTCCCTGGTTTGGTATATCCTGCAGGCATAACTGAAGCGCAGAAAGAAAATATAGATAAGAGCTCAGATATGATTACAGATCTGGAAACTTTTAATGGATATATTAAGGCTACATGCAGATTTAAGAAACCCATTGCAGATGTCACAATTGGATTAAAGGGGAGATAAAAGTGAAGTTATTACTACCATTTAAAGGAAGTCGGATGGACTTTTCTGCCTTAACCGCTGTTCCTAACAAAGTTCGAAACGGGAAATTATTTAAAGGCGCTGGAACAGATCGAAACCAGACTGGAACTCTTCCCACGATTTCTGCAGTTGAAAAGGAGATAGGCCTAAATGGCCGGTACGATATCCCTGCCGGAATCCATGATAGATCCAGTACGATAAAGCAAACAACATTGTCGGTGCTTGGAAGTGTCACAGTGTACCCTACAGATACAGCACAGACTGTTAATACAACCAATAAGTATATGAGCGGAGAAATAACAGTTGCGGCACTTACAGGGCTAACTCCAGGAAACATCAAAAAAGGTGTGACTATCCTTGGAGTAACTGGAACTTATGAGGGATATTGATGATTACAAGAAGGGTTTTTAAAATGGCAAAATTGATCATAAGAAAGAGTGGCGGCGCTCCGGCTGATGTGTCAGGGCTTACAGCGACGCCGTCAGATGTGGAAAAAGGGAAAGTGTTTTACGGTTCTGGTTCTGATAAACCACAGGTTGGAATCGTGGAAAACAGAGGAGTGTTAAGACAATCAATTGGGGCAAATGGGTCTTATACGTTCCCTCCTGGAATTTATGAATCTGGTGGATATATCAACCAGAATATCCCAGTTCGTGATGGATTTGTAATCAATCCCACGGCTGGTGGAAGCAGTGCTGGAGTACATGGTAAATATATGACCGGAAATGTTGTGGTCAACGGAGTTCCAAACCTTTCCCCGGAGAATATCAGGAAGGGTGCATTTATCGGGACGGTGGCTGGTACGTTTGAGGGATATGTTAATAATAGTCCGCTTACGCCTTACTGGTACGGGCTGTTTTATCCAGGACAGACGGGTACGCTTATATATAATCGATCTCCAAATGCCGGTTCACAAGGACCAGAAGATAGGATTGACTGGCACTTTGGCGATATGTATCCAGATGGACAGTATATACATATGCGCTCCGGCGCTGTATCAAGCAGCAACTCTAAGTATCCCGCATTCAGGTTTAATGTCCCGATAGAGATGCAAGGAGTTAAAAGCGTGTCAATCATGTACAGCCTTCCGTATGACTCAGCAAATCAGTATACATGGTTGATTTTAGCAGAAAAATCAGTGACCAACATTACTGGAAGTACATCTTGGGGACTATCAGAAAGCAGGCTTGGGGCTTATGAATCACATGCGCTTCCTGGAACCACGAGCGGAGATCGTGTGTGGTCCGTGCAAACCTTTAGCGTCAATCAATCAAAAGTGGACAGATATAAGTATGTCTATGTGGGAATTGGAGTTGCCGCCAGCAGCAGCCAGGGAAGGTCTATAAGCGTTAAGTACATAAAACTCAACAAGTAGGAGGAGACAATGAAAAACTCAAAAATATATAGTGAAGATGTACCCCTGTCTGCAATTTATGAATCAAAAGAAACACCATCAGTTGAACCAATCCCGGAATACGTCCCAACCCAGTGGGTGGACGATCTGGAACCGGATATTGACGCCGACCACCTTAATCATATTGAGGATGGCATCAAGAGGGCTACGGATGGGGTTAACAATCTAATAGAAAACGGCGGAGGAAGTTTCACCCCGTCAGACGGATATGTTTTTGTGGAGCAGGAAGAGTCAGAGGAGGACATCCCTCCGGTTCCGGAGCCGATGCTTGACGCTGATGCTCTGGGAGGTATGCCAGTGACGTTTTTTGCTCCGCAGAACCAGATAGGGGATGCGTTTTCTGAGGGAAGAGATTACGCCGCTGGGGATTACTGCATCCGCCTCAATACTCTGCACAAATTCACCGCCCCCAAGCCCTCCGGCCCCTGGGACGCCAGCAAGGTTGTGGCGTGTACCGTTATGGAGGAGGGTGGTGAGTTAAATGGCAACTTTGTAGATATACGAAAAGATGCCGGCGACAGTTTTAAAACCAAACTTAACGTTGGGCGAAATCGTATCACACCATTTGCGTTTTATGCAAATCCGGCAGATAACCCTTTTAGTTTTCCAGATGGCGTTGGTATATCGTTTTGGTCAAACATGATGTTTGGAGGCAATTCTGTTTTGCTGTTGGGAATTCCTGTCAATTCAGAGGCAAGCATTTCAGTTGCAAGGCTCCGTTTTTAAAATTATCCTTATTTCCACACTGTGGCGCCAGTGTTGGAATTATAGTGTCCATGTTTTACCTTTCCATTCCGTTGCATAATCAACTCCGTTATAGAAGTTTGGGACATGTCTGAAAAAAACAAAACGATTCCATCAGCTAAGCCGGTTGCCGCTGTTTCGGCTTCGTCATTATTGCAAAAGAAATACCCAGTCTCTACTCCCTGGCTTCTAAGCTCTTTGATTCTTTCTTTTAGAGGGATATTTTTGTATTGGAGTTTATGGAGGACTTCACTACTTGATATATCAAACCAATACAGATCATTCGTTGGTTGGATATATTTCCCTAATGATATTGCCCCACTATTTGCGCCAATGGATAATGCAATCAAAGAAAAAGAATTAGAAAGCACACTATTTCTAAAATACATAATAAATCCATTTGACATTCCTACCGGAGAGTCAGACAGGGCACTATACGAAAACACTCCAAACACTTCCTCTGATTCTGCTTTAGAATTAAGTATATCTTTTACGGTTGTTTGGTAAAAATATTTTGGTTTTAAATGAGCATTTAACTCACCAACCTCCTCCATAACGGTACACGCCACAACCTTGCTGGCGTCCCAGGGGCCGGAGGGCTTGGGGGCGGTGAAGAGAATGTGAATCAGGGCGCAACGCAATGCCCTACCTTGCAAAAACATATAGGGTAGGGCTGTGGGAGGCTCCCCATACAAGGCTCGTCCCACTTCATAGAGAGTCTATATGCCCATTGTGTTGGCGGGCCTTATGATATATATAACGCAAAAATTGATAATTTGTAACAAAAAATAAAAAAGGAGAAAAAAGTATGAAATCAGCAGAAAAAATTATTTTAATTGCCCGGGCTGAAGTTGGATACCTGGAGAAGTCCAAGACTGCATACAAAAAAAGCCCGGAAGTATTGGACAGCAAGACCGACGGAGCCGGAAACGATAACTATACAAAGTATGCCCGGGACGTGTACCCATCCCTTCAGGGCCAGGCCTGGTGTGACATGTTCGTGGACTGGTGCTTTGTGAAATCTTTTGGACAGGCCCCGGCCCGCCAGTTGCTCGGCGGCGGATTCAGCGCCTACACGCCCACATCAGCCCAGTATTATAAAAACAAGGGCCAGTGGGCAGGTATACCACGGCCAGGAGACCAGATATTTTTCAAGAACTCCATCCGCATCCATCACACCGGGATTGTGACCACGGTATCCTCTGACCGGGTGTACACAATCGAAGGCAACACCAGCAACGGATCGCAGGTGATTGCAAATGGCGGCGCAGTGTGTGAAAAGTCATATCCGTTAACACACGGAAGCATTGCCGGATATGGCCGGCCGGACTGGTCACTTGTGGATAGGTATGAGGTAGGCTGGCATCATGATGATAACGGCTGGTGGTATGCAGATACAGAGAGTACATATTTCATGGATTGCTGGCAGATTATCAATGGCCACAAGTACCGGTTTAACCAGGACGGATATGCCCTGACCAACTGGCATGAAATCGACGGGAAATGGTACTACTTCGAACCCAGGGCCGGCCATCCATTAGAGTGTGCCTTGTATGTAACTGATAGAGACGGAGCACAGGCTCCCGGAGAATTTTAAGGAGGTTATCTATGGAAAAAAATATTTTATCGAGGGCTTTGAACTCTCTCCCCATCAAGTGGGGGTATTACATAAACAAGGATAAACAGAAGCAGAAAACCATCTTTGTAGGTCATGAGAAAGCCATCTATGATGCCAACGGAAGGCAGTTGGACTCTAAGCTGATTGATATACAGGATAGTGTTTCGGATGCGTTTTTAGAGACAAAGGCTTACTCAGCCGGAAATTACACCATCTACCTAAACCGCCTCTACAAATTCACCACCGTGAAACCG